CGTAAAGCCTTTATGGGCGATGCAATATTGAATAAGCCAGCATTTCAGAAAGCCGGTTTCCCAATACCAAATGACATCTATTCAGTTGTAAATGAGCAAGAAATGATGGATATGCCTAAAGGTATGGCTGGGGCAAGGATGATGGTTGGTGCAGATGTTGATCCTAATGACCTTGTGTTTGACCCAAATCTCAACAGCTCCTACGACACCATAATTAGCAGCCAGGGAGGCATTGCTTTAACTGAGCCAATGGTTCCTTATCAGATTATGTTCCCTGATCCTGTCGCGGCAAGAGTAGGTAAGCAAGACCCATATAGGTCTTTTCAAACCGCTGGAGGGGCTCAGGATTATCAGATGGCTAATGAACAGTGGCTGGAAGGGGTGTATCAGAACTTAGAATCTCGTGGATTAAGATAGACTCTTGTTCGGTGAAGTTGCCAGATTCAAATATTTCTTCGGCTGTTAAAATGCCTTCAAAATCAAGATGGCCAAAACAGTCGTAATATTTCTTTATCAAATTGTCCATATCATCAGTATAACAAGGTTTATGGGAGTGCAATAGGGGTGCAAGTCCCCCGGTGAAAATCCATATTGGAACCGCGCCATAGGTAGCCGCTCCCGCCCAAAAACGGTTGTAAAACCACAATATGTGGTATAGTTACGCCATAGCGAACTCCACGCTTTCTTGGAGGTACGGAACGTCACCGTTTATTTGACGGCATTTACGGAAGGTAAGATGGAACCAGAAGATACGCTCGATGAGGCTTATGAGCTTGAAGAGGTAGAAACTGAAGGTCAGGAAACTGACTCCGACTCATCCCCGGATACTGAAGAGGTTCAGGAGAAACAAACCAAGCCTGTTTTCGATGAACAGCAGCAACAGGTCTTTGACAAGGCGATAGCTGACAAGGTTTACAAGCTCAGGGAAAAGGAGCGAGAAGCCGAGGAGCTAAAACAGCGCCTGCAGAGCCTGGAGCAGCAGATTCCGAGGCAGGAAAGGCCGTCAGTGCCGAAGGAGCCGGACCCTTATGCCCTGAGTGATCAGGAGTATCAGCAACAGCTTCGGATGCGCGATGAGGCCATAGCCAGACAGGCTGCGTTTGACGCACAACAGCGCTTCCAACAGCAGGAAGCACAGCGTCTGCAGCAGGAACGGCTAATGCGAGAGCAGGAGGCTTTGAACGAGAAGGTAGCTACCTACTCGCAGCGAGCGGTCCAACTCGGCATTTCTAACGAGGAATTACAGGCAGCAGGTAATGCTGTCGCTTCGTTTGGCATCTCGGATGATGTAGTCAACTATATTTTGGATGACGATCTGGGACCGGCTATCACGAAGTATCTCAGTCAGAATGTTACCGAGCTAGACGCTATCCGGGCTATGAGTCCGGCACAGGCTGCGGTAAGGATTGCAACTCATGTACGGGATAAGGCTGCTGCATTGAAACCTAAAGTAAATGCCGCTCCTGATCCGGTTGAGCAGCCAGCAAAGGCTGGCGTAGCGCCTAAAGCGCGAGGACCGAAGGGGGCGATTTTCGAATGAATGAGGTGATCCGAAAGTGGCTAATAATCTTAACAGCAACGTCACCCGGAAGGTGGCTCGTGTCTTTTTAGAGGCATTCGAGTCCAGCCGGGTTGTAACAAAGACCGTTGACACTCAACTCCTGAGTGGCAAATTCAACCCTTCAAGTGGTAGCACTGTAGACTTCAAGCGTCCGCACGACTACAACTCCATCCGTACTTCTGGCGGTGATATTTCATCGTCCACCAAGTCAGACATCATTGCTGGTAAAGCAACTGGTACTGTTCAGAACTACTTCACCGTAGCTACCGAGTGGGGCAACGTGGAAGAAGCTCTTGAGCTTGATCAGTTGGAGCAGATCCTTGCTCCTATGGCTCGACGCATCGTGACTGACCTGGAGATTGATCTTGCCAGCTATATGCTCAAGAACTCTTCTCTGAAGTATGGTTCTCACGGCACTGCCGTTGACGCATGGGGTGATGTCGCAGGCGCTGGCGCACTGATGGATTCCATC